GTCTTAGTTTTAAGTTTACCAGTTAAAGGCATCCACTCTCCATCGTCATAATATTCTATATTTTCTGGGTTAACCTTATCGCCTAGAAACCACCTTTCGCCTGTTTCTCCAACAACACTTTTAGGTTGTACAACCTCTCCTGACAAATCAGATTTTTTGAATCTTAATAGTAATGATTTTGTTTCTGGATATTTAGAGTTTACTTGACCACCAAAAGCTAACGCCCTTTCTTTGTTTTCTGACATATATATTCTTTTTACCGAATCTGGTATATCTTGTTCCCCATGCGAATAATCGCCTGAATCTTCTTCTGGTCTTAATATGCCCTGTTCTTTTATATCATCGAAATGTCGTTGTGAAGAATTATGATATAAGTACTTATCATTGGCTTCCACAAACTCCTCGGCACTCTTGTACTTCAGGGCTTCTGCTACTAACGGATCAGCTTCTTTCTTCTCCCCCTCAACCTTGCCAAGTTCGGCTTCCTGTGCTTTCTTCCTGTCAGCCAACACCTTATCCCTATGCTTGACCACCACATCTTCTATTTCTTCGTTCTTGGCGACTATAGCGTCCCCTACAACCCCTATCATGGCATCAACTTCATCTGTAGACATACCTAATTTCTCGGCCTGTTTCTCAACTTTCTCTATCCGTTTCTTGACAGACCTATTTAATAACTTACTCGTAGTCCCGCCCATCCCCGCGCCCGCAAATCCTCCGGCGATAACAGATTCAACAATACCTTCAAAAACAGAGATAGTATCATCTATCCCATATTTACGGATCAAGTTGCTTGCGAACTGCTGTATTCCTTCCTGTGTACCTTCCATGAAAAATCCCGCTACTATGTCCTTGATAAGCCTACCAGATCCGCCTTTCATAAACCTCTCCATAGGCAAATACTCTGTCGCTGTGATAATAACCGCTCCCGCGGCGAATAAGCCAAGTGCTTTAGTTTCATCAACCCCGGCTTCGGCCGCTTCTGCATATATCGGTTCCCCTTCCAATAACCCTAAAAAGCTTGCCCCTACCAAGGGATTCCCACTTGCCACACTCGCGATAACCGCCGCTCCCATGCTCGGTAAAGCCCCCGCACCTAGAGAAAAAGCTCTCACCCAACTTGGATTTTCCAGAAAAGTCCCCTCCCATACCTCTATATCAGGAGCTTCTATCCCTTTCATGGACTCTTCCGTCCAGAAATCTTTAGCCGTCCCACCTATATCTATCAGCCAATCTCCTACCTTATCAGCAAAAGCTATTCTACTGCTATCCATACCATTGTTCTCATATTGCGCGCGTATCTCATCGTTCGGCTTAACCACATCCCCGGCCATTTTAACAAGCCCACTTATGCTTCCCAAAATTCCTTCTGTATCCCTTGCAGCGGCCTTTGGTATTTCTTTCCATCTTGGCATACTGTTCCACATACCTTTTGCCCGGTCGATGAAGTTATTGTTAATATTCTTATCACTCGACAATAGATCAAGGCCATTATAATTCATAGGAGTTTCAGCCGGAGCTTCAGATAGCAAATCCCTTGCTTCCTCTTGTTCTACTACAGGCTGTTCTAATAAGTCTCTTGACATTATTTAATCCCTAGTCTTTTTTTAACTTCTGCGACTGTAATATTATGTTGTTTAGCTGTATATTCCAGATCTGTTTGTGAATATTGTTTAGTTGTTCTCTTAGGCGTTATGATTGCAGTAGAAGCTTTTGTTAAACTCTTATCTTTCATTTTCTGGATAATGTTATCTGCCACAGTTTTTTTATCTTCACCTGTCATTTTAACGCCATCTGTAGAATAGAAATATTCCCTTATTGCTTCTCCCTGATATATAGAATCTCCTAAGTCATTCTTAAACGATTTATAGGCATCAGCATCATCATAAATAATCCACTTACCACCCGCCTTGGCAATTCCGCCAGTAGCCTTAGATAGGGAATCGTTTAATTTGTTCAATATTTTATTTGCAGAAGTTTTTGTAACTTTTCCGGCTGTCTGGTACTTAAGAGCCAAATTGTTAAATTCACGTTTCTTTTTAAGAAATGCCTTACTTTCCTTAGTTGACGGGTTAGATCCAAGCTGTTGTTTTAATGAAGCACCCAATATTATAAGTTCTGTTTCTTCTGGCGTGTTCGGGAGAGCTTTAAGCGATTTCTTACTCTTAAGCAACAATCGACCTAATTCTGCATATTCTTTTGAAATCTCTTGGCTTCTTTCTTTCATATTTAACTGCGTCATTTGTTCTACAGACGAAAGCTGAGGATCAAACAAAACATCAGTCATAACGCTTTCATTTTCAATCTGCACTTCATAAAAAGCATCGTCCATTTCTATCTCTTTTTTCTCCGCAAGATCTGACAATGTTTTTTCCCGATCCGTACTCTGTAAAGCATCTTTCACATCTTGTCGAGATAACAGTTCTCTGGCTTTTTCTGGAAAAGTCTCTAACATTCCGCCCAACATAGATTCCATAAAATCAGCTTCGTAATCATCTAACATTTCGTTTAACTTTTCTTTACTGAAAATACCTTGACCAAACGCCAAAAGACCTTCTCTTGAATCCTTATACAGTTCAAGAGATTTTTCTATATCTCCTATTGATCCAAGTTGAGCGGCCATTACCAGATTATTTTCTCGACTCTTGTTAATGCTGGTTTCAGCGTTTACGATGTCTTGTTTAAATCCCCATTCAACATTCTGCTCTTTGGTTCTTCCTACCAGTTTTGACGAAAGTTCAGACCATTTACCCTTATTTTGCATACTTATGCCATCTGAATATTTCCCATATATCTTCCGCATACCTTGATCGTATTTAGCTAACGCTTCCGGGTTCCTTGGATTAGCCTCATTATCTACTCTCCAAGCCTGAGTAAATTCCATAGCTTGAATATTGGCCTCACTCATAGACTCGTTCATGGTTGCTAAATCACTTTTATTCTGAGCTTCTTCAGCTAACCCGGCTACAGTTGTCCCAAGCTTAGTAGCCGTCTTACCGATAGCGTTATATAGTTCCGCATTACTATGAGGCTTAACCGCTGTGTCAACTAAGTTTTTTGTGGCTCGTTGTCTTTTCATAATTGCCCTTATGGTTATAGTCCAATATAGCCTTCAGTATTTTCTACACCACTCGCGCCCTGTTTCTGCATAGTTCTAGCTTTAGGCTCGACTTTCTTTGGCTTATATCCGGCTGTGTCGTTTCCTTTACCCATATTCATTGCAAAAGATGTAGCAACACCGCTAACCCCGGCCAATAAACCTAAATTATAATCTGTTCTTCCTTTAGCAAGAACTTGTTCTTGGCGTTTACTATAATATTCATCTATATTTGCAACTTCTTCCTTCCCGAAATCATAGGTTTCTCCCAACATAGCTTCTGCTGTCCCTTCACCAGTAAGAGAGATACCACTTGCTAAGAAAGAAGCTCTTTGTTCACCCGCGAGTTTACGGGTTTTTTCCGCACGTTCTTTCTTACGCATTTCCTTATCCGCTTGGATCATCTTTGACTGTTTCTTAGATGCTTCATACGATGCCATTCCAGCGTACACAGATGCAGCGGCAGCAATAGCCGCGGCTACTATCATCATAATAGCCTGCCCCCATCCAAAACCCATAAATTTTGTTGCATAAAAAAGGCTATCTGAAATTATCGAATTGGCACTAAGACTAATTAAACTGTTCATATCCATTAACTCCACCCCCAAAGATTGTATATCGAATGTGTCAATTCATTATATTTTGTACATTCTAATTTAAACCCAAAAAATCTATGAAACTTGTTCGCCCATTTATTGTTCTTGCCAGTAGCCTCTACCCGTACTGGCTTAAATATACCCATAGCTTTCAACCATACCCTCTTTGCTTCCTTAAGATGTTTCAGTTGAAAATTCTTGGAGTACAGCGTATATACTGAATACTTATCTGTCTCATATTCCTGATACGAAAATATCGCCCTGATCTCCCCGTTATCCTCTATCACAAAATTTTCCCGTCTCTCAAACTTCTCAACAAACCCTTCTTTTGTGATATCCATTTTCAGTTCTTCGTTCTGATCTATTTTATATACATCCCCAGCCAGATATTCTCTTATCATAATCTGTCTCCGGTTACAAAACCCCATTTGAATCCTTTATAAGTCTTGCGCTTTCCTGTACAGCACATTGAAATAGCGCTCGCATGGCCACCCATTGTTTCAATAATATCGGTTGCACTTTTCCAAACTTTTATTAGAATGCCTTCCACGGTCAACTGTTTAATGGCTTTAAATTTGTCTTTCACACTATTCTCATCCATCTCAATAAATCTACAGTTTTCTATCGTATAATCCCCATTATTGTCTTTTCTGTCTATACTTGGTTTTTTAAGCTTAAACCCCTCGTCTCTATTCCACAACATACTTATATTTTCATACGTTAAATAATTCTGTATTCCTCTACCTCCATAACGAGGGAACTTTTCGCAGTTAGGGTTGTAGCACCGTTGATTTATGCGATTTAAAGTCCTTATTATCTTGCCATGTTTTGAACGACCATATTGTATCTGCCGCTCTCTCACCTTTTCTATGTTATTTTTTTGCCAGCGCTGATTAGCTTCGCGTACTTTTTCCGGATTATTCTTTTGCCACAATTTTTTATAGGCTGCTCTTTGTTCTTTATTTTCCCAATTCATATAATCTCCTAAAGTCGGTCTCCAAACTTTACATCTACTGTTATTGACGTTATGTTGAGCGGTAACGGTTTCGTCTGCTTAACGATAAACTTCTTATTTAAAGAGCTATCATCTGAATATATGATCGGCTTGAATCCATCCATAGGCAGAGGCGGTAAATCATAGATCGCTCCGACTGTCTGATAGTCCTGTATCTCTTCCATCCTGTAAGGAGAAGTCCCAAACTCTCCCCCGGCCGAATTAACACATTGGATAATAGCCTGAGTAACACTCTTTGGAAATAACTGTGTATTAATTAACTGTACCAACATCCCAATAGGATAACTCTGGATCCACCCTTCATACAGGAGCCCAACAACGGCAGATCCGACTTGTCTCCCGAAATCTAAGTTCCCGGAAGCATCTACCTCTCCTGTCCCAATATACCCGCCATCCGCGACAATGCCTACGGTCTGGTTCGCTAAATGAGTCAACCCACCTATACTGTCTGTGGTTAAATACCAACTAGAGTAGGTCGTGTCCGTTACATCGCTTAAAGCCGTAACTTCTACCACATCTCCTGAAATATAGGCTGTAATCTCAAAATAAGCGTATTCAAGGCCTGTTGCTGTCTTATATATGATGTCTTTCCCCACATCTCCCGGAAGAAACGCTCCAGTACACGTTATTGTCCCGGCCGTAGCATCATATGTAAGGGTAGAGGTACGGTAATCGCTCCACGTTGAGTACGAGTCCAAATACCTACACTCTTTAAGCTTTTCTGCGACAACCCTATTATATGCTTCCCGATCAGCCTTTTCAGTAGTTGAAGTTCCATAATAATCTTCTATCAATGGAAACTCTATAATGTCAGCTAACCTTTCTATATAAAATCCATTGGTACGCTCGACAAGCGCAAACAAATGATGTTTCTTGTCCTGATCGTACATTCTAACCAGATCTTTAAACGTCCCCTGAGTCTCATGTCTATGCCATCCGGCTATCCGTTCTTTAAGGTTAAAGTTTAAGCTTAAGAAATCTCCCTCTTCTGATAAGGTAAACATCAAATCGTTTTTATCTTTGATGTGATATAACTGTTTTATTCCGCCCTCTGTTATATCATAACTTACCGCGTTAGCATCTTCCGCATCAAAGGTTTCAGAAAGAAGATCAAACTTAAAATATTTAACATTTCTCTGATCGTATTTAACATAGAAAAGTAATCCATCTTTATGGATAGGAATACTGTAATCGCTCCCGTCCGTATGCGACATATGAGCCGTAATCGTACTCGGAGTAATTGGATCAGTTTCACTTCCCCCGTTTATAGGCACGATCCCTTCCGCGTTCCCGCAAATAAGACTCTTCTGGCCGTTCTTAAGCCAAGTAATAGGTTCTGTTATATCCGACAACGTAATCTCTAACCCATCATCATCATCCGCACCCACTAACATATTATCATAACTCCCACTTACGGATCCATAAACATTCGTATATTTAAGCGTTGGCGCGCCATAATAAAGCCGTCCCTGAAAGAAAGTACAACAAGATGGCCATCCCACCGTCCCCGTAGCGGGATCATCAAACGGATCCGATGCCCTTACAAACGTAGCAAACGTAAAACTTGTAGCACTTGCTCTTGTTAGTTTCCGGGGTTCATAACTTTTATGGCAAACATACATCACATCCGCGTTTTGGGCGAACTGAATCTCTTTGGATTCTGCTAAACTGTACGGAGTAGCTACTTCTAAATCCGCTCCCCCAGATTGTACAAACCCAAACGCCCCGGTTGAATCATAGCTCAGGAACTTGATCTTCTCTTTATAGAATAAAGCTATATAGTCCTGAGTCTGAGAAAACTTGAACTCAACCATATTGCAATCCTCAAACTTTACCATCTTCTCAAATCCCGGACGATATAGAGCATTACCCTTAAAGTTGCTCCAAAAGTTCCTAAACCGTTCAGATCCGTTCTTATATATAGGCAAATCGCTCCTACCTAACAGATCGTGATCCGTTTCCCCTCTTGACAAATTGTTATAGATTGATATGATTTTCTGCATAATTATTTCTTTGTATGGTTAGTTGGATTACGAGTAGTTCTCGATTTAAAAAATTTAGAATGACTTATCCTTATCGGCCTGTTCTCCTGAGAGTCAACCGCTCCCATCTCAGACCGTTTCTTTGGCAATATCTGTTCCATATAACCCATTCTTTCCAGATCCTTAGTTATTTTCATACAAGTCGCGTATGCCAGTTCCCAAGACATAAGCGTAACGAAATCATCGGTAAACTTTGAAACGTCCGTCTCATCTTTTATGAACCTTATAGGAAGTCCATCCGTTCCGTCCTCTTCTGTCATAATAGCTTTAATACCGCTTGGAAGTTGCTCAATAGCGTAGTTGTTTTCTTTCTCTTGCACTTCCCCAATACCCAGCATTTTCAAACAGTTATCAGGATACTCATAAGCTGTACTCCATCCAAACGCCGGAGCTTCCACATGAGCCGATACCCGGACTCTTGCCGTAGCAAAACTCGGAATCAGAAGCTTAAGCGTTTTCTTTCTTATAGGATCCCACCATTCAGCAAAGATCTTGTCAACTACCGTCTCCGGGGTATCTATATCGCTTACACCCGCATAATCTCCCAATCTTCCTAAAGCCAGATTACATATACTTGATTTTGTGTTTGCCATTATTTGTCTCCCCTGAATATCATGGTTTTAAGATTATTGATCGCATTTTTATATGTTAAAGCTCCTACTGATTCATCGTTATAGAAACCTGTTACCACCGTCTCGTCTACATCTTCAAAATGGAAATATACTTTTCTCTGTCCTCTATCAATAGTTTCGATCTTATGCCCTGAAGCTTTCAGGAACGCTGCTAAATACAGGTCAGATGTCTTATACATATCAATTTTCCCTTGCTGTTCTTTCGCAAAATGCGACAAAACAGACCATTAATATCATTGTCTGAGTCATGCGCGATGGGAAGGCAAAAAACATATTCACTCCCACACACGATAACCCGGCAATATAAATAAATGCTTCAGCTTTATATAACCTTTTAATAAGGTTCACACAGTAATATAGAAATCCTGATAACCCGATTAACCCAACTTCCCATAATAGTTGTAAGAAATCGTTATGCGCTTGCGGGAACGGGTTCGGATCATGCTTAAATATAGGGAATAACGGTAAGAAGGTATCTAATCCCCTGTCCTCCTTGTTAAGAGTAGGGAAGCCCCAACAAAGAGACTTCCCACACTCTATCGTTTCTTTATCCAGCCGGATCTATCTTGATTTCCATATCAAGATCAGCCGTAGCCGAACCCGCTGTATTCAGAGTCATAACAATATGAACTCCGCCCACAGGAAATTCCGCTTCAGATTCATAACCTAACAATTCTCCAAGCGTTTTATACTTGTAGAACGTAAGGCCAGAACCTAGAATATCTGCACCTAACGCAACACCCGCGTCAAAATCCAGACCGTCTGCCAGTATATCCGCATCTATAACATCACCGAGACTATCGCCATCGCTGTCCCCGGCTTTATACACACCGATATCATAGTCTAAAGCTCCTGTTATAGAACCCGCTGTTTTCATTATTATGCTCACTACCCTTGAAGCCAAGGTAATATTCCGAGCAAGTATAACAGTATCACCATCGTTCCATGCAGCCAGTACCGCAACTTCCGCCTGTACTGTCAGTAATTTGCCACCCTGATTATAAAGGGGAGCTTTTGGTTTGTTGGTATAACCTGTCGTTACTCTGCTAGCCATTTTAAATCACCTCCCGTTTATATAGTTGTCGTAAGTAACTGGACTTTTTCACCCTCAGTTCTCATTGAGTTGATCCAGAAATCAACTGTAATATCCATAGAATTAACCTTAGTAGCAGATTTCTCTACAGATACATCCCCAATCTCCATTGATACAGCAAGAGATTTAGGAGCGAGAACCACACACGTTCTATTCGTAGCACCTTCCGCAAGTATAGGATTCGTTACTGTAATCCCACCCGTAGCACTCCCGGCAAAGAAAACAGTCGAATACATACCCAGCTTAGACATAACGCTTTCGTCTACTGGTTTCGCGGAGATATAATCATTGCTGACGAACTGAGTAATCGACATCAAATCGCTATTCTCTTGACCTGTCAAACAGATAAGAGAACCCCGGAACTCTTCAACGGGTATTTCGTTGTTGATGAAATGCTGGGTAATTTCTTTGATATCGTCATAATCCACACCACCAGTAGCAGTTATGGTTAAAACTCCATCATCAGAAGCACTTGTAGACGTAGGCGTAGCATCTGGCGCGCCAGTTAAGACCGCACCTGAAGCCGAGTCCAAAAGCACTTTGTCAATAACTCTTTCTTTAGCTGCTAATAGCTGGGCGAGAATATCGCTTGTAGGATCTGCGATAAGTTCGTTGATGTCGTATAGGTTATCAATTTGGATAGTCTTAGTAAACCGTCTCTTTGTAAGCTGACGATTATCCAAGTTGTAATCACCATATTGCTTGTTGGGATTACGGGTAGAAACTTCGGTAAGCTCTACTTTACCGATACGCGCAAGATTCTGAGTCTTTCCTTTAGACGGTAAGAATGTTACCGCCTTGGAAGAACCCACTCTTGACTTTGTTTGCTGGGCCAGTTGGTAAAAGCTGTCTTTGAAAGACTGCAATGCCCCCTGATCCAAACTAGGACTGATTATTCCCATTTTCGCACCTCCTTAGAAAGTTAATAATACTTAGCGGAACTCCCCGAACAAATCGGATTCCTTACGTTCTCGCTTGGACTTTAACCTTTAAAAAGGTGCAAGCTACCCAAGAATGAGTAGTTCTTTTACCGATCTACAACTAGAGACGGCAGTTTAGCAAAATTATAGCTTTTTGACGGATCTAAGGCGTTTTGTGTCATATCATGACACTTCTTAAGAGCTTTCGCTACTTGTTCGCCTGTAACTTCCACGCCCTCTAAGAGGTCTCCCAAAGTAACCAACCGTTCAGTTAGTTTTTCTTTGAACCTCTGCATATCCTGAGTTGTACGAATAATCAACTTGTTATTGATTTTCGATTCGTACATGGCATAAGCTGTCTCTCTTGCTCTCCTGATATCTCCTGACTTATATAACGGTATTTCTCTAAGCTTTTTATAACACGCGAGGCTCATGAGTTCCGCCCATGTCATTTGCTTAATATCTTTGTGTAAACATAGCGGAGTACCTTCAATTTCTTCCACATCGTCTACATATATCTTGATAAGACCTTCATAGTTCTTATCCTTATACGCTTTATTTTTTTCAAGCCACATCGGAAACATCCTGCGCGCAAACGAGATGTGATAATCGTATTCTTCAAACACCATAAGGCCTTGAATACTACTAAAATTACATCTGTCTTTGTCGCTTCCCGGCTGTGTTTTAAAACTCCCGGATACTGTCGCTTTTAACATCTTCACTTTATCCGCCTTCTTTACTGCTGGTTCTGTTGGCTGTGTTGCCGAATCTTTTGTGCTTTCCATATCAATCTCCTTATTTGTAGCTATTTTTTAACTTGTCAATTAAATTCTTTTTCTCTTCAGCCGTATGTGGCTTCTTGCTAAGATCCACTATCTGCTGTCTTATCTCCGCCCTCTGTTTATCCATATCTATTCCGCCAGCGTTCCCCGGTTTCCCCCCGCCTTTACCCGTATCCGTTATTCCATAAGAACCCAGAACATTATTAATAGTCCTATAAAATGCGCCAAGTACCTCATTGGGGGCAGCTTTTAGAAATGCCTGATCCCCTTCTGTAGCATTTTTCATTATAAACCCGGTTATCTCTCCACCTTTCTTCTCAAACTCTGCCCCGAAAGAGTTCTTAAGTATCTCTTGCCAAGGCTTCTCTCCATAAGTCTCATCTTTAAGCCTCTTGTTTTCAGCCTCTAACTCCAACGCTAAAGCCTTCCCCTTGAACGCACTCACACCGTATTTATGAAATACTTTAGCTGTACTCTCTTTCTCAAAATCGGTAAAGCTTTCCGGGAACTCGTAATCTTCCCACTTCTCCGGCCTTGATCCCTTGTAATACTCTTCTCTCTGTACATCTGTCATTTCTTCAAGTTTAGGCGGTAAACTCTTCTTGCCAATAAGTTCCTGTACGCCATCGTGCTGCTTTAAAAGATCATCTACGCTTTTAATCTCTTTCGCCCAAGGTTTTTCTTTGTATTCATCCGGGAGCTTAAATTCATTGCCACCCTCTCCGGCTCCAGATCCACCTTCCCCAGCACCGCCTTCTCCACCTTCGCCCGCACCTTCTCCGCCTTCGGCTCCGGCTCCCGCTCCGCCTTCACCCGCGCCTTCATCCCCTAAACTAAAAAATAACTTAGGCATCAATAATCTCAATATCTCCATATCAATTTTCTCCTTCTGTTGGCCTTTCAATCTCAGCTATCAAGTCGGGAGTACACATCCCTTTTATTAGAATAAGGTATAGCTTAGTTAACCCTCTCTCTTCTCCCATGTGCGCGGGATCCGTAGAGTTCTTGCCTATATTATATATCCCACTTAACTTCATCATAAACTTAGCGATCTTCTTACCGCTTGTCGATCCGAAGCATACATTCGCATCCCTCTTCAGAAATTCCATCTCTTCCTGAAAAGCTTTCTGTGCCTCATCTTTCGCTTTCTTCTGCTGTAACAGAGTCTCCACAACACCCATATCAATATTTTTATCCCCCATCTTTATCTCCACCCCCTGCGGTTTTTTGCATATCAACAAGATCTTTACCTGTACTAGCCACATCCTTACCCACTTGTGCTTCCGTTATCTGCCTTTTCGACTCCGCATCAGCAAGAACTATAGCCTTAAATTCATCTGCGGAGATAGCATAGTCCAATGCAAGATAAGTATTTAAGTCCTGTACCAGCTTAAACCAATCTATAGCTGCTACGATAATCGGATATAACCCGGAAATAGCAGTTATCAGATTGATTATCTGTAGTATGTTCTCGATTGCTTCTGTCCTTGATAGCTTATCTAGTTCGTTATTGTACTTGATCTTGTACCAAGGTTTCCCAGCATTCTTGTATTCCAACACAATGTCCGGGATAATAGCATCGCTTCTGTCGAGATTTTTTAATTTTTTAGCTACTTTCTTGTTCACACTAGGATCTACACCTAACAGCTTAGATCTATCGCATAACGATACAGATCTATGAGTCATTGGTTCCAACATCTCGACCTTCTGCTGTTGCATCAGACTCGATAGACTCTTACCTCTAATAACGTATCTCTGTAAACTCTCCGTAGCTGTCATTTCTTTGGCCGAGCTAAAATCCAATAAGAGATCCACTTTAAACCCTGAAGTTATCTTCTCATTGAAATACGGTATCAAATACTGGATTATCCCTGTCGGATCCCCTACATCATGTAACGGGAATACCGGGTTCTTCTGTGGGTTCCCTACGCCTTCATTGAAAACTACCAACGCGCCAGGCGAGGAATCAACCACGCTATCCCCGAATATGGCGTTATTCCATATACCCAGAGACGGATTTTCCATTTTCTCCAATATCTTTACTGTTTCGCCTACAACATAGTTCACACATTTTATCGTAGAGATCAGTAACGTCCCGGAACTCCTACCCCAGACCTGTCCTCTAACCTTGATCGCCCTGGCTACAGCTATCGGGATTGTTGGGTAATCCTCTTTTAAGAGTTCCTTTCCTTTCTCATCTTCCATGTACCATACGCCCTTATATCT